ACCCGCCACCGTCAGACTGAATCACCCCAGGGTACGTGGCGTTACCAACGACACCCTCTAACCAGTTCTTAACATACGTCCAGTTCTCGTTATGCTCGCTAGCAATAATTGCACTACCAGCAACCGCTGTTCCTCTTGGCGCAGTAAACGTTGCCATTAGCGCAATCTCCTATGTATATATGTGAATGCCATAGCATTTACTTCCCAAGCCTCATCAACTGTCACTGGACCGTCAATTCTTAATTGTATAGCTTTAGCTGTCCCAAGTGTAGGCAGACGCTCAATGTTCGTAACCTCAGTATTGGGTTCCCCAGACCAGATACTTGTAGCTGTAGCTGCATCCGCAGCCCACACACCTGTACCCCAGGTAGCACCCGTATTGGTAGCAGTTTGCACACCAAAGTTCATAGATTTCTTAGAACTCGCTGTGTCGTAATCCGTGAACAACGTTGCGGACAACGCAACAGTTGAATCAGAACTCACCACAATGCGAGGTTTCCCCCAACGTTTCTTAACAATCGGATTCTTACCCACTAGCCAACTTGTCGTGTAAGAAGAATTAATGTGGGTAGTCGTCGTCCCATAAAAATCGCTTTGAAGATCTCGTTCCAAGGAGATTACACGGCCAGCATTGGTTTCGCATCCAGCTAAAAGACTTTGTTTCTCATTGGGTGGAGCAAATGTCAGCATGATGTTTGCGTCGATGTCTGTCATAGTCCAGGCACCACCGTTAGGTAATGTCGGATCAAAGATTAGTACCCGTCGAGTGGTATCAACTGATCTAGTGTCGCTCCAGTCAACCGAAACATATAAACGGTTTTTGAACCATGCAAGCTGGGGAGGGCTATTGAACTGGAGCCTTCCATCGTCAATCGCTGGTTGAAGTTTCTCGAAGATCCAAACAAATTGCTCTCCGTTATACATCCACACGCCTTGACGGTCATACCAGAAGAAAACTCCGTAAGGAGTAGAAACTGGTGACGACATGGAAACAGAACCTACGTCTTGACTTAGGGGGACAAGCTGGAAAGTTGCGCTGTCGTGCCCGTAGAGTGCGTGAACGCTATTCGTTTTGAATATCAGCAGACGGTCAGCAAATGGGACAAGACCAGACAGTTCGTCACCACGCTCACCCACATTGACATCAACATAGTCAAAGTCAAACCAAGTCTCAGGATCATCTATCCTAGACCAGCGCACACGATTCTTATACGCTGTACCACCCTCAGTGGAGGAAGCAGTCCACGCAAAGTTGTTCCAATGACAGGTGTATTTGGCTATTGGATAATTTCCTGCTGAACCGTTTACATTCGATGCGAGATTCGAGGCCGTAGTGCCATCATAAACAAACGATGGGCTAGTACCTGACACCCCATAAAACTTTGAATTTGTGGTCTGCCCGTACATGCGATCACCACTTGTGACTGAAGGCCCAGCCAATGTTGTGAAATCTATAGCTGCTGACTCTGCAACAGTTGTACCATAAGAACAAATAAGTCGGGCAGTGCCCCCATCAGGAGTGAACTCACCTAAACCAGTAACATTAGAGTTTAGAGCAGTTGTGTTTCGTTTCTCGACCCCAAGTCTCATCTTGATGCCACCCCTAGGGTCCACATCCACGTTCAACATCGCGGGACTTTCGGAAGCAGCTAAGTTGAACTGGTCCGAACGTAAATTTAGGCCACCATTAAAATTTTCCAGCATCGTAAGTTTGTAACGCTGGGGATGGGTGCGAGAACCTTGGGATTCGGCTTTTGACATTCTCTACTCCCAACTATATCTAAGTCGGTCAGGCATAATACTCTGGCTGCGCCAGCGGGAAGCAGAGATAGTATTCAGCACCAACGGTTGAGGGGCAGGCGAATCCAGATAGCGGGCTCTGAGGTTATCCAGTTCTCTGATAAAGATTGAGTAATACTCTGCCGACATCCCTGGATCTTCCTGCTGCTCGTAGGCACGGTTGATCCCGTATGTGGCTATAACCATATGGAATGGTTCTGGAAAATCGCTAGGAGATGTTCCATCTACAGATCCTGCGCCAAATGCGGCAGGATTTTTGTAGCCTCGAACATAAATAGTTTTAGCGCCAGAGGGAGTGGAGTATAGCCTTACCGTTTCACCCCAGTAAGACCAATACCAAGGATCGCCATTAGCAACAGAATCCAAAGGGTAAACGGTGTCGCCAGCATCTCGTCCGATCATTGTGAGAACATGATCGTCTGTCCGTAATGCGTGAATCTCGCGTAATCCTAAGGGTACGCTAGCGCCGACCGTAGCTAGCGAATAATCGGAAGTGCTTGCGACTGTTGCAAACGTTGTGCTTGCCTCATACCAGGGCCAACGTTTCTCGCTGTAAACGACTTGATCGTAACCCTCCCCAAGGAAACGGTTCAATACATCGTCTGAGATATCGCTGCTATCAATTTCGACAACGCTTCTAATATAAGAGCGCATTTCCTGTATTTCCACACCTACTCCTTATGAAACGCGCAGAAATTCTCACCTTCGCCAGGGCGAGCTTTACAAGGGTCCCCAGCTTTTGTGGTAGCTAAACAAGCCTGATTGGGGATAACTTCGCCAGCGTAAGCTGGCACTTGGGAAACTTTTCTGCCACCCACATATTCGACGGTCACCCCTTCGGCGTCGTCTGAGGGTCGCCCGTAAACCCGAGCATTCTTGCTGTATCCAACTTGGAGATTACGTCCCATAGATTCCTTAGACTCTTGGGGGGATGAGAGCGCAATGCTCTCATCCCCCACCTGGCCGTTATGCTATTAGGCTGTTACACCTTCCAGATACCCTGAACGGGCTCTGTTGCTGCAAGTTAGCTGTCCGTAGCAAAGGATCTGTGAGAACACAGCATCCTGGTTTGTTGGGCGAACAAACGGGGTTGGTTTGAACCAAACATCCGAGTGACGCACAAGCTGAATGTATTTGGTGTTCAACATATAGATCACACCGTCGGCGTTAGATCCGTCAAATGTCCACGGAGCGCCTTTATACATAAGGTTTTGGAAACCTGCATCAGCCATGTCAGTATCCGTGTAACGGATATTGCTGGTGAGCAGAGCTTCGTAGTTTTCGTAATCATCTGCTTTAGAGATGATTATGGTGGGTTGGTCATTGCCAACTGACACGGCATTGTAACGAGTAGCTAGTTTCGCCAAGGTCAAAGACCCTGTAGTCGTTGTAGCTGTCGATTTCCAGAAACTGTTACCCGTAACAGACGGATCAATACCACCAAGGGCGTTGGCTGTAAGAGCGGAGTCGTTGACGATGTTTTCGATTCCGTTCCAGTCCTTTGCACTGTTTCCAGTACCATCAGCGTGGAACATGGTGTTCATGTTCTCGATAATGGATTCCTGGGTTTGGAAGATCTTGCCTTCGAGAAGGTCAATGATCTGTGCTTCGCCGTTGTTTTTGGCTTCTTCTAAACCGTTGATCGTAACAGTAGCTGCATACTGTCCCCAGTTGTACTCAGCAGCAGAAATGCCTGTCTGAGCAGTCGTGGCAATAGTATCAGTACCTGAATACGATGCGGCGGTGTCGTTCGCTCCATAGATAATAGGAACAACGATCTTTGCGCCACCGCTCACAGTTCTCATGGTTTGACCATTGGTCAACGCATAGAACAGCGGACGAGCCGAAAAGACGTTGTCTACTAGCTTAGGAACGTAATTATTGAGAGTCGTTGAAAGAATCTCATCAAAATTGCTGTTACCAGCCATCTTAAATTACTCCTAAAAGGTTAAGTGCTTAGTTGTTGTTTTGCCCGCTCAAACGCTTCTCGGATGCTCGATGGTGCTGCTTCACCTTTCGACTGTTGGGTTCCCGCTTGGGTTGACCCTCCAGGTGCGATAACAGACGCACTTCGCTTTTTAGAAATGATGTCTTGCTCCTGCTGGAGTTTATCCGCAGTAGCTTTAACATCACCGAACTGCCAATGGGTATAGGCGGCTTCTAGGTTTGCAATGCCATGCTTCACAGCGTGACCTAACAATTCCTTAGCATCGAACTCGCCGTAACTTTCTTGGAGTTTGGTAACCTCACGTTCAACAGACTGCTGACGTTGGTTTGCTTCCTGCTTGTCAATCTTCTTTTCAAGCTCACGCAGTTTTTGTTCAGTTGGATCAAGTTCTTCCCAGTCCTCTTGTTGATTCGGACTG